CTTAGCCAGCTCACCGTCTTGCGCCAACTTTGCTAACTCAAGTTGCGCTTTGGCCTTGGCTTCGGGATCCGGGATGAGCTTGTCGATGAGCTTACCGCCCACGTTTAAAAGTGCGTCTAGTCCGATCATCTTTTCCCCTTTTCATCACCTTGCATAAGTTTTACACCAGACAGGAAGCCAATCATCCCGCCCACAATTGTCTGAAACGCTGGCCCAATCAAAGCAAATATTGAAGCGTTGTCCACTTCTTTTGCCCATAGACCAAGTAAAAACGCACCAACCATAGCCAACATACAAAGGCAAAGTGTTGTTGACACAATCATCGTTACATAAAAGGTCAGCTTTTCTTTAGTACTTGGTGTGCTTTCCATATTGACCTCATACATAAATATCCAGCTTACGGTTATTAAATATCTCCATACGAAGACGTTCCTGAACTACCTTTTTGCAGTAAATCTCAAACCCAATGTCTTGCAGTTCCGTCTGCTTTTGCTTGGCAACTTCAAGCGTTTTGTTGGTGTCTTGAGTTTTTTCTAGTTTTGCTTGAGCAAGGTCATGCTTGTCAGGATACCCTGACGCTACAACTGTTGGAAATAATCTAATGGTTTCAATCATTTGCCTTCCCTTTCCCGCGCCCTTGCGTAGTAATAAAGCAACTTGGCTCTTAACTCCGCGCTATCCGCAACCCCCGCCCACTCAGCCAACTTATTCCAAATCCCTGCCAACTCCGATGAACTGCAGTTGTCCCCGTTTGTTGTCAGCCACCTAGACAATTCCATGTGGCGCAAAGTCGGTTCACTAATCCAGCTCAGCGCATAAAAATCCGTGACTATGCATGGGGACTTAGCCTGCGCCCACAACATCCAACCTATGAGCAGCAGCCAAAACCAGCGCATTCATTTTTGAGACTAAGCCCAAACAGCGGTTGGCTCAGTAGGCCAGTCAAGGTTTCCAGCAACAGGAGTTACTGCAATGTTTCTAACCCACGCACGGTAAGTCAAAAACTCTTGCCGATTAACTAAGTGAGGTGTGTTAGCAGGGTCGTACACGTCAGGCTCATTTACCCAATCCGTTGCGTAAAGTCGAGCCACCGCATTTGCTTTATTATCACTAGCAGTGTTGATATGTGGAGGCGGGGGTACATACGCAGCAATTGGGCCAAACTCACCAGCGATAGCTTCTGCGTATAAATCACGGCCTAATTGTTCTACGTCATTAGGAGACGCCGTAAAAGGAATCCAGCCAAACTGTGGGTCTTCGTATTCAAGATCAACATCTTGTGTGCTTGTGTATTTTGGATTTTTTGCGTTCATTTTTGTCCTTTAAGCAATACGTAACCACAGAGTAGTTAGCACTTGAGATGTATCACCAAACATTGTGGTTGAATTACCTGCCCCCTGCATCGCTTTCCAAGTTCCAGATAAACCCTGATCATAAAGATTTCCAGAAAGTTGAACGTTTGCAATAGTGAGGGTTGAAAGACTACTAGGTGATGTAGTTACTAATCGCAAACCTGACCCGGCAATTGTTTCTCCAGCGCTTGTATTAGTGTTAATTGACGCTGGTTTTGTTGCAATAATATAGGCCCCTACTGCAAACTCACTGACGGGTATACTAGCTGCCCAAGTACCGTCACCACGCCAAAAGGTAGACGAAGAAGCGCTTGTGCCGCTGTTTAAGTTAGTAACGGGTAAGTTACCTGTGACTTGCGTAGCCAAACTAACACCGCTTAATGTACCGCCAAGAGTTAAGTTGCCAGAAGTTGTTACTGTACCAGTCAAACTAATACCGTTTACAGTACCTGTACCTGCTACAGAAGTAACAGTTCCAGTTGCGCCAATTGCAGATCTAAACGTGGCCGCATTCATTGTAGTAATCGTGTTGTCAGCATTAATTTGGATGAACGTAACTGCGCTGGGGTTGGCCAGTGTAAACAGATTAGCGCCGACCGTTGTTGCACCCAAAGAGGTTCTTGCGGCAGAAGCCGATGTGCCACCTGTGCCGCCGGAAGTTAACGGAAGGGCTGTACCCAAGGCCAAAGAAGCCAAGTAATCAACTTGATTGCCAACGTCTGTACCGTTGTTGTACACCAGAGTACGCTTGCCAGCTGGTACAGATACACCTGTCAGGCCGGACACCTTTACAGTGACTGCGTATGAGTCATTATTGATGATGAGGTAAGGCTTCTGGATAGCTGGGACGTTGATTGTGCCTGCGGCGCTTAATGAAGCGGCGGAAACTACCAAACACAAAGCACGGGCATTCTGCGCTGTATTGGCGTTTGTAAGTGTTAGCGTTGCTACATTTGTAGTAAAGTCCGTTGAAGTCAGCGTAGCCATGCCAACAATGGCCTGCTCAATGGCTGTACCAACGTTTACATTAGTTGTATTGCCCCACGCTCCAGACTGTTCACCTGTTGTGATTAGCTCAAATTTTAAATTGGAATACGTGCTTGACATAGTTTGTCCTTATTTCAACGGAATCTAGGGCCGTTAAACCACATGGTTGCAGAATAGCGAATGCTGGAAGTTACAGGAATTACGCGATGTTCAAGTATAGAAGGAAACGCAATAATTGTCCCCTTTTCTAACGGCGCTGTATAGTTATTGTACAAACGCACTTTGGTCATAGCGACGGGCCCACCATCGATTTAGCCAAAGATATAGGGTTTGCGCCAACAGGGATACTTGCAGGGTCGATAATATCGCCAACCCCATCGCCATCCCGAAGCGCGTGGATGCACTGAATCACTGTGCCGTCAAGTAAAGCAATCAACTCGTGCCGTTCTTCGGCTTTGATAAAGATATGCGATGGCGCATCAAAACGCGTTACCTGCCCTCGTAATGCAACCTCGACAGCGCCAGAGGACACCAATGTCACATGATCAAACGGATGCGTATGCCCCTTCTCAATATCTCCAGCATGAACAAAGTGCATGTGCCGGATAAACACATTGGCCACACAACTGAGGGTGATAATTGGTTCAGCCATACTTAAATCCCCAGAGGCGCATCCGCCAAAATCGCTACTTCTTCAATCGTGGTTGCCGCAAACACCTGCTCAGACAAAACCTTCTCTGCGGTGAAACAGCGTTGTACGTGGCCGGTAACAGCAGAGGCGATTGCAGTTATAGCTATTAGATCAAGCTGCACAAACACCCCGTCGCCTATCTTCCAATTGATACTGGTCAATAAGCCGTTGGTCATGTTTATATACGTCGCAGTTATGGCAGCTTGAGAAACTCTGTCGGTTTTTATACGACTGCCATTAAGCGTGATGCCCGATGTTTCTAGCTCATAGCGGCGTGTGGCAATTTTGGATACGGCTTGCAGTTTGGCGGCCTGAAGTGTTAGGGCCGTTTTAGGTGGCGCTAATCTAGCTGCGGTTTTTTCCCATAATGTAATTAAATCAAGCGCCCACGCGGGTAACGCCGTGATTGGTTCGTTTGCTTGTTTATAGCCATCGGCTGCCGTGGAAAACTCAATCCAACCTGAAGTTTCTTTCCATTGCAGGCAGTGAACATTTGCAGGTACGCTACTCATATCCAAGTTGTTATAAGCAAGGTTGTCTTTATATACAACGCCATCGTCGCGTATTACGGTTAGTTTCATTATTTACTCTCCGAAATCATAGTCTGAACTGATTTTGTTACCCCGACAGCTTCCATAAGAACCCGCTGTCCAACTTCGTTTGCTTTAACCATCTCGTTGCGAAAACTCTCTACCGCTGCGCCTGTCTGACGTTGCTGTTGGCTGTTTTCAATCATAAGTACTGGCAACCAAGCAATAGCGCAACCCCATTCATCAATCTCTGCGCCTGTATTTGGGTTATTCCCGCGAATTTGCATAAACCACGCACACTCATGTTGCCGACACGGTTTAAATCCATCCAGAGGGCAGTTTGCTTTTGATTCAAATCTCATGGTTAATTCTTTGTAGCAATAATTACATCAACATACGCAACATTAAGAGTTATTGCGCTTGACGTTGCAGAGCCTGATATTGAGTGGCTATGAGACCCGCCGCCTCCTTCACTACCAGTGCTCATCGAGCGAATGTTGTCTCTACCTTGTCTCGCAACGTTCTCCGATGCTTGGCCAGTATAGTTATTATCAAGAGATACTGTGTGGCTATGACTTGGTATCTGCGACGTAGAAAGCGTCGTAGCCCCCGCACTTAAGCCGCTGGTAGTAATCGTTGGTGTTTGATTAGTAAAAACAGTGGTGAATGCTGTTGTACCACCTGACGATGCACTGCCAGAAACCACCCGCAACGCTTTGTTGTCATGGGTCGTTGATTTTGTCCAGCCAGTAGGTGCGGCAGTTTGTACAAATAACATTACCGTGCCGGTAGCAAAACCACCCGCCGCCGAAGTCCAAGTAGTGCCGTCTGATGTCAACACATTCCCGCTTGTACCTGGAGCAACAAATTGGACGGCAGAAGTACCATTTCCAAGAACTACATTATTAGCTGTTAGTGTTGTTGCTCCAGTGCCACCGTTGGCTACGGCAACAGTACCAGTGACATTGGTTGCATTACCAGACAAGGCTGCAGTAATTGTACCGGCACTGAAATTACCAGAAGCATCACGGGCAACAATAGTCGATGCCGTGTTCGCATTTGTGGCATTAGACGTTACCGTGAACGTTGCCGCACTTGATTGATTGGCTGTAAATGTTTGTGAACCTGATAGCCCAGTACCAGACACGTTCATCGTCAGCGTGCCGTTATTAACGGTCGGCAGATCAGAAGTTAGTGCCATTGTTCCCGTTGTTGCGGGCATTGTAATTGTGGTTGCGCCTGCTGCCGCAGCAGCTTTAAAGTTAGTTGTGCCTGATGTAGAGCCACTAAAGTTAGCTCCGCCACCACCAATAGTTGGTGTAGTTAATGACGGAGAAGTTGCAAATACTAAAGAACCTGAGCCTGTCTCATCTGTTACCGCAGCGGCTAAATTAGCGGCACTTGGAGTTCCTAACCAAGTAGCAACGCCTGTACCAAAAGAAGTAATTCCTGTACCGCCATTAGCTACGGGCAAAGTTCCTGTAACACCAGTAGTTAATGGAAGTCCAGTTACGTTAGTCATTACGCCTGATGTAGGCGTTCCAAGGAGGGGAGTAACTAAAGTGGGAGAAGTTGCAAATACGTTAGCACCCGTACCTGTTTCATCTGTTAGCGCGCCAGCAAGTTGAGCCGATGTAAATGATCCCAAGGATGTAGCGTTACCAACGGAGGTTACAGCGCCAGTAAGGTTGGCGTTAGTCGTGACGTTACCCGCTGTTAAACCAGCCGCAGTGCCGGTGATGTTGGTGCCGACCAGTGCGGAAGGTGTACCCAAAGCGGGAGTAACCAAAGTTGGGCTGGTAGCAAATACGTTAGCACCTGTGCCTGTTTCGTCTGTTAGCGCAGCGGCAAGGTTGGCTGAACTTGGCGTAGCAAGGAAGGTGGCTACATTTGAACCCAAACCACTGACACCTGTGGAAATTGGCAAGCCTGTTGCGTTTGTTAGGGTAGCTGAGACTGGTGTGCCAAGAGCGGTGACATTCCCAGAAGCATCAAGATTGACTGACTTCCCAGAAGGATAGGTAACAAATACGTCTTTTGTGCCTGCTGAAAAACTTAATGCGGAAGGCTGTGTTCCTGCGCTGTTTGACAGTATCGTTGTTCTGGCTAAGGTTGTGCCTGACAAGGTGTACGTACCAATCCCGACTTCCCACTCGGATCCGCTTTGGGCAGCAATTGTGTAATAAGTCGTGTTAGCGTTACCAATGACAGCGAAGGACTGAAACCCCGTAGCCGCGCCAAGAAGCGTTACTGTTCCAGTACCTGTCGTAGAGGTTGTTTCTTTTACGCGGTCTGCAAGTACGAGTGCCATATATATCCTTAATCCGTTTCAACCAAAGCCCAGTTGGACGTTTCTGCATTATTTACCAAAATCCAATAAACGGCAATTGAAGTACCTACCGCTCCTGCGGCTTGAACTCCAGTAAGCGCTATGGTTCTAGCCCCCATCCCGATAGTGCCTACACTACCTGTGGCTTGAACACCAGAAAGCTCAAACGACTCAATAAAACTAACTGTACCAGCCGCGCCCGAAGCCGAAACTCCGGTCAGTGCTATAGTTACACTAGGGGTAATCGTCCCAACTAAACCTACAGCTTGATTGCCATCTTCTGTTGGATTGTTTGTTTCTGTTACATTTCCTACCGCCCCTGCTGCTTGAACACCTGTCAGTGCAAATGATGTTGCTCCGCGAGAAACAGTACCAACAGCACCCGAGGCTGAAACTCCGGTTAATGCTACAGTATTGTTAGGACTTACTGATCCAACCGATCCAATTGCTTCGTCACCACTAGTTGCATAAATCTCGTTATATATGATTGTGCCAACTGAGCCTGCTGCTTGAACACCTGTCAGTGCAAATGATGTTGCTCCGCGAGAAACAGTACCAACAGCACCCGAGGCTGAAACTCCGGTTAATGCTACAGCATTATTAGGACTTACTGATCCAACTGAGCCTGCTGCTTGAACACCTGTCAGTGCTTTAGTAATATTGGCTGTAGTGGATCCTACATTTGCAGACGCAGATGAGCCTGTCAGGGCGGCACTGCCTAACGTCCCCCCCAACGACGCAAACGGGGCCTCTGCAAATGCGGAGCTACCAAACATGGCCTACGGCTTGTGCCGCCTCCGCTTAAGTTGTTGCCAGACGCAGTAACGCGGTTGAAGTAGTATTAGAAGGCATTGTTAGCGTAAACGTGCCTGCTGTAATGGTCTGACTGCCAAACGTGTGAACAGAAACCGCCTTGTTACTTTGCGTAGAGTTATAAATTAACACTGCATCAAAAGCCGTGGCTAAGGTCACTGTGGTGTAAGTAATCGAAGCTGATGGTGTGACAAAACCCACACCCGCCGTAGCAGAAGTGTTAGTTGACGTTGGCACAGTTGCAGTTGTTACCGCAACACCACCTGCCGTATAGTTTGTACCAGAGACTTCATTGGTAGCAGAGTACGCCGTAGTAGATGCGTTCACCGTAGCAGAAGTCAAGTACAAGGCGGCTTTAAACGTGTCTCCAGTTGGAGAGGTCAAGCTGGTGCGTGAGGTAATTGTTGAGGCACCAAACTGATGTTGGGCTGACATCAGTTCGCCAAGGAACGATGTACACATTGATTGAGTATTGGCCATGATATTTCCTTTATGCTATAGATGCTGCTACGCCGCCAGCAAAAGTTGGAGGCTTCTTTAAAGTTACATGTGCAGAGCGGTGAACAAGTTCGTCCCCCTGCCAGTATTCAACCCATGTGGTGAATTCGTTGTCATTATCTACTATACCTTCTCGCTTTTCAAGCAGAGAATCGTCCATATCGCCTTTAGTTGTGGTTACAAGCATGTTGGTCCTTATGAAATTCGTACGATTGCGCTGGAAGCATCGGCGCTCGGGAAAGTGATTAAAAACGTAGTGTTGGCTGTGGTCTTGTCTGCGCCAAAGTCCAACACCGCCACGGATTTGTTACCCTGCGTGCTATTGTAGATCAAAGCACCACGAGCCGTAATAGTTGAATTTGCCCAAGATGTATTGGAGAAACTAACGAACGCAGTGGGGATATTTGCACCGTTGTTACCAGATGTGGGGCTGGTCGAGATAGTTAGTGTGTTGCCGCCTGCTGTGTAGCCCGTCCCAACCACTTCGTCAGTCGCTGTGTATGCAGTTGTAGTGGGGCCAATATTTGCGGCTGCCGTGTACAAAGCAATCTTAAAAGTATCAGGTGACGTTGGGCCAAAGTTGTGAACCGCCTGAAACAGTTCTACCTTGAAGCTGGTCGTGGATGTCTGGGCTATGGTCATGTAACTGCTTGCCTATATTGACCAGATCGGTATGCGTCTTGACGCTCCATACCATCACCTAGACGTTTAGCCAGAGCGAGTGCTTCCATGTATTTCTGGTTGTATAACTGCATCATATCCTGCTCACCCTTCATATAGGTGTAAGCCTCAACTAGCGAGCCATACAGAAGCACAGTATCAAAGTTATCCCCTAGCCATGTTTGCCCACTCGTAACAGTTGTAATTGACTCGGGATAATAGTAATAGTGTAGCTCCACGTAGTACGCAGCATCGGGCGTTGGGCCAAGGATAAGTGATAGTTCGTTTGTAATTGCTGAACTAAGAATTGTTGGTCCAAACAAAGCATAGTATTTTGGCTCACCCGTGTCATTTGGAGTTGGGTACGCCTGACGGATAAAGTTTGCGTCTTTGTTAAGTAAGTATTCGTACGTGCCAGTGTCTAAATTTGCGCTAGTAACGTCAGTCACCAAAGCCAACGAGTACACAGCCAAAAAGTCGTTTGGCAAAGATATGTACTTGTTGTTCGCCGTTATTAATGAGTACTGATTCTTGCGAATCGACGGGAACTGAACCGAGTTATAAATACGTTGCTCAGCTTGCGTAACAAACACGGGTATCTGAGCGATAAAACTCGTTTCAGTATTTTCCGTATACGCTTGAATAGCGCTGCTGAGCTGCGTATAGTTCATGCCATCGGACCTCTAGCCATTACGCCTTTGGTAGCCGCGCCAGTACCACGAATTTTGATACCAGTTGTTTTTACGTCTGGGTTATAGCCATCACGGTTAATGTTACCGACAGACATTTTTACGCCGTCTGCGCGAGTAGGTTTAGCGCCGCTATAGCCGTTACCAAGCTCAACTTTACTGCCGTCCATGGTATGTGGAGGAGCATAGACTTCGGCACTGCCGACTTCTTTACCCATCATTTTTTTGCTAAAAGTTGCCATTATCAACCGCCTTTTTTGTAGGTAAAAGATGATTTTTTCTGGTTAGCTACTTTAGCCAAACCACGACCCAGAGTTTTCATCTGAGCATTAGTCTTGCCACCCTTGGCAAATTTCGTCATAGGCTGACCGGGATGCAGCTTCTTCTCGTGCTTATGCACGGCTCCAGCCACCATCTTCTTGTCTTGCGCCAAATCTTTTTTGTCCATATCAAACTCCTGTCTGTATCGTTACTGTACCAACTTCCGCGTATAAAACCAAGTAGTTTGGCGTTAAAACCGAATCAAAACCACTTGCCCCACCAACGGGGTTCCAGCCCCATTGAATATCTCTACTACCTTGGCTTGGATACCCAAACCCATCCGGCGCAACGCTATTAGTTAATAGGATCTGCAGGCCGTTAGTACCAGACTGTGTATAGCTTACATCAGGACGTGGCTCTCGTACAGCTTGTGGATCATCCACTGGGTACATACCCAACTGCAACTGAGGCTGATCAGGATCCCAACACTCAGGACACACTTTCAAATTAAATAAACGGGTCTTGATAACTTCTTTTTTCAAATCCTTGAGCATAAACCGCTCATCACAGCGATCACACTGGGCAATTGAATATTTACCAGAAGCGTATCTACTAGCCATACATCACCTGTAGAACGACTGCCGTGGAACGTACCGATCAGGGGCTTTATCCCTGTCTTCTTGCGATGCAAGCATCCACTGTTCTTCGTAAATAGCTTTAAGCATACTAATTCTGTCAGGAGAGATGTCGTTGCGTTTAGAGCCAACATAGTACGCCAAGCCAGCCACCATACAGGGGATCAAACGGAATGGGATATCTTGAATATTGACGCCATTGCCAGCGTCTTGCATGCGGCGCATGCGCCAGTAGACAAACACATACTGATCGCCAGGGGCGTTAGGAGTGGGCCACACATTAACAGATGTGAGATTATTAACTGTTACGGTTGCGCTAATTGCATGACTAGCGGCAGTTGTAGTAACGCTGCCATTATACTGACCACGATAACAATTAAGTAATTGATTGCCGCTGACGTTAGCGTAGTAGATTGTTTCTGAATCAATTGTGATAAATCCTGTTGCGGGTAAACCATTAGTTGTGCTCAGTGTAATAGTCGTATCCGTTGCCGCCACCGTTGCCGCCACTGTTGCAGCGGACAAATAGCTTTGATTCGACTGGCGGTTAGTCCACATCTGGATGGGACGGCCTTGAGATAGCTTGTTTGGCAGGGTTGAGTACGTTGACTCAGAGATACGGCTGATGTTGATATCAATCTGATTAGGCGTAGTAGCCTGTGTACGGATCACCTGATCTAACAAATCAATCGTGTCACTTGGCAGGGCATAGACGCCTTGCCCTGTATTCATCACGAATTGGCCTTGCTCAATAGTCCATAAATTGATGCCACGGTTAGCCCATTCAATCGTCAACATGTTGAAGGACCGGCGTGCGGTACGAAACTCATAGCCAGTACGAACCTCAAGACCCGCCCGCTCATACGCTTCCTCAACGATATCGTTGAAGTCTAGGTTAAA